GTGGGTGGCCGGGTCTATAACGAAGATGTATTTGCAAGCCTGCGTTACTGGAACCCTTTCCGGGTTTACGCTAACCAGACAATGACCTCGGATTCGGATATTCAGTTCACGGTCAAGACTGGTAACGCTGCAAACGCTACAAACCCTTGGGGCTACACGGTAAACGCTAACAGCGGATCACCGAATATCGCCACCAGCATTTGGCAGCTTCCGATGCGCGTTATTAGCGCTCAGATGCCTATCCGCGCAGCAGCGATGGATGACATTAACGGTCTAGATGCAGCTTTAGCCGAAGATCTTGCAATGGAATTTAGCCAGATCGAAGCCGCGTCAATGGCAATCAATAACGATCAGGCAGGATCGACCACGACGAGCACAGGCGCGACCAACGGTCTGCGCGGTCTTAAGATGTACGCGGGAACGGCGGGTTCTACTGCGGCTTATGGCAGCTCAGGAACGGCCATTACTAACGGCATCCACACGCTCAATACGGTCGGTTATGGTCATGCTGGCGGTATTGAGTGGGAAAGCCTTGTGGATGCTGCCAACGCTCTTCCAGGTCAGTTTTGGAGAATGCCTGGAACGGCGTGGATGATGCACCCAACCGCATTACAGACTCTGCGTGAATACACTCATGCTGGCAATTCTTATGCGCTTGTTGAAACGGGCGAGGATGGCGAAGGTCCAGGTGTCAACATCATGGGCTGGCCGGTCATTGTCAATCCCTACTTAGATGCCCCAGCTATCGGAGCTTCTCCCATTTACCTAGCCAACTGGCCTCGGTTTATGTGGATCGTTGATTATTCGGAGATGACGCTTCAACGCATGGAGCAGACGCAGCCTGGGACAATCACGATCTACGCTGAAAAGCGTTTGGTCTCGACTGTGCGTGATGTAACCGCTGGCGTTCGTTTGATCGGAACTTGATATGCCAAGTCAGCTACAAGGTAATTTCGGCGCGGGTTCTCGCAACCCGTTCAACTACCAAAAGGTAGTGCAATCAAACCGTGACATTGTTACGCAATGGCTCACGCTCGACGAAATCACCAACCAGCTCAATTTGTTTGCAGATGAGTCGCAGGATACTTATCTGGAATCGCTTGAGCTGGCTACGCGCATGGCAATTGAGGACTATCTAGGTGTGCCGATCTGTAACGTAACGTATGAAGTTGGTTACATGATTTCGGGCTTGATGGCAGCTCCGGTTTCATTAGACTTTCCGGAAGTGTCGCAAAACGGCGTAAGGGTTAATACCGTTAAGTATTACAACGACCTTAACCCACCGGTTCTTACGACCATCTCAAGCTCAAACTATTACTACGATCCAACAGGAAACAAGTTGGTTTTGTTTGAGGTCCCCAACAACATCAATACTTACATGACTGCGCCGATGCTGTGCCAGTACACCCTTCAGGGTAGCGTCATCGGCCAGTACCCTGTGGTCAAGCAAGCCGGTCTTTTGCTTCTCACGCATTTCTACAATAACCGGTCCGCCATTGCTGAAATCCAGCACAAACAACTTCCGTGGGCGATTGACCAGTTGTTGAGACCTTACAAGCCGCTGGTGATGTAATGGTCTTACGCGTCGATCAAATCACGATTAACAATCTGACGTTTGGAGTCACTAATCTTGGTGAACAAACAACGACAGAGACTGCGTGGTTTCAGACTCGCGCAAAAACAAAGTCTGTCCATAACCGGATCAAGACGCTGGAGCGATTTAGGCAATACGACAACATGATGGATTTTGTCGTCAATTACACGCCTAACATTCGCACAATCTCGGACGCGCAAGAGGCTTACAGCATTACGTTCAGAGAAAAATCTTGGCGTATTGCCGAGGTCTACGAACATGACGACAGGCAGTGGGTAACCCTCACTTGCTATCGCAACGAACCGACAACGGCTGTGTAATGGGTCAGAATTCCGCAATTACCTATGCCCAAGCAATACAGGCCCAGTTAAATACGGTCTGTACGCCCACGCCGGTTTACGCTGTGTTTAACCGCAACTTTGCAACCGAGCCGACGTTTGTTACTTGGCAGCTTAGAGATGTGCATCAGCCGGTTTATACAGGGCCGCAATCAGTTAAGGGTATAGATAGGCCAGTCTTTCAGGCATCAGTCTTTGCGCAGCAAATGGCTAATTGCTATGCAAAGGCTCAGCAGATTGTTGACGCATTACACGGCTATCAAGGAACTTTTGGCGGCTTGTTTTTTGTGGCAAAAGTTGATGTTGATTGGCTGTTTCATACATACGATAATGACAACAAGTTACATCAAATCGTTTTAGATTGCACGTTAGATATTCCTTCATGAGGTGAAAAATGGCACTCCCTAATAAAGTTTTACCCGGCTTTTCAGCCTCTCTATATTGCCAGCCGGGGGCGAATCCCACTCCTTTGACTACCGCTAACCTTAGCGTTTACGTTTCTACTTCAGCGATTGCTGTTTCTGGTAACTTGGTTCCGGTAGAAGCAATTCCTGCATTTGGACAAGACGATGCGGTTGCTAACTTTGCCGTCGCTGGTTCGCGTCAGTCTGACAAGATCCCAGTTCAGTCTGCACCGACTTCCATGACTGTTGTGGCCGCATGGAATCCGGCAGACACAAACCTTCTTTTGCTCCGCGCAGATGCTTACAACGGTACGATTGACCGTACGTTTGTAATCTCTGCGACAGATGGCACGAACATCGTTAACTACGCCTTCAATGGCCGTGTTAGTCAGTGGACGATTGACCCAGCCACTGGCGCAGAAGCTCAGGTTACTTTCACGATTCATCCGAGAGGCAATCAATATGGCTGGTCAAACAACACTTGATGAATTAGTGGCGCTGATGGCGGAATTCAGGGGCGACCTTCATGCAATGGCAAAAGGGCATCCCTTTACCTTACAAGAGGTGGATGCCGCCCTACAGGAAGCCAGCCCCGGCGGTGCCGAAGCAGTCTGTCTGTCTGTGCTGAGGGCTCATGCAAAGAGCGAGTGATGATTTATTGAGTTATCTCATCGCTCAAGCCCAAACCGGAGCTAAGAACTGGTTTGGGTATCCTCAACAGCGTTTGATTAACATCAATCTCTGTCACAAGATAGCAGAGGCTCATGCGCCCGACATGACTCCAGAAGAGGTCGTGAATTACGTCATCAAGCTCAACGATCTTATTTACAAGCGGATTGTTACCAATGGAGTTTGAGGTAAAAGGGCTAAGGGAGCTGGAGAAAACGCTTCTGGACATGCAGCAAGAATTTGGCTCTACTGCGGCCAAAAGATCCTTGGTGCCCGTTCTTAGGAAAGCTGTTGTTCCCGCAAAAGACTACATTAAATCAATTGCGCCTGTAGATACTGGCCGCATGAGGACGACGGTTCGTGCTGGCGCTAAAGTTGCATCCGGCAAAGACAAGAAGAGAAAGTATCTAAACCAAAATACGCTTGCTTTTGGTTATGTTGATGTTGGTGTTAAGTATTACGACGAGAAGGGCGAATACCGGCCTGCAACCGAAGCTCGTGAATATGGGACGGCAGACCAAGCGGCCACACCTTTTATAAGGCGTGGTTTTCAGACTGCCATACCAAATATGTTAGAAATACTAAGACAAGATCTAGGCACTCATTTAAACAATTGGGCAGCAAAACAAAGGGCGAAAAGATGAAACTACACGAACGTCTGGGCGGATTCCAGAGAAAAAAATACAAGACAATTCAGTTTAACGGCCACGATTTAGAAGTCTATGTTCCTACTCGTAACGAGATGCAGGAACTGATGGCAAAGATGCGTAAGCCTTCAGATGAAGTTGTCGAGGCTGAGTATCAAGCGCTCTTGCAATCATTGTGGGAGTTTGCCACGCCATCCGACGAAGGCATTACGGTTTCCGATCAGGATGTGATTGTGCAAGGGTCCAGCATGAGGACTACCGCGCGTTACAAAGCCATTCAAAAGATGCGCGAGATTGCAATGATTTCGCTTGTCGGGTTTAAGGAAGGCGAAGATTTATTTGCCCTGTCTTATGACGATATTTCTGAAACGCTGTCCGAGGTTGATATCAAGCATCTTGTGGAGCTTGTGCAAAAGACAGTTGATCCCTCTTACGAAGAAACGAAAAAAAACTAACTGGGTCGCTATATCTTCAGATTAGAGCTGCTGCAATATTCAACGGACAGCGGCCAGAAGTCTTTGATAATCTTGATGTAGCGACCGTAAGAGCGTTAGAATTGATGTGGCGCGACGGCATGATAGGTGGCAGGCAAAACCTCATGCTTATGTCGCACCTGATGGCGATTGTCTGGAACATTGGGTCTTCTTTCTCGCGCAACGCACAGTCTAAGAAGCCTCAAGAGTTTTTCCCGCACATGGAGGAATATTTCATACCTCCAAGCAACATGACAAGACAAGAGCGCGATTTTCTAGCATTCACTTCGTTGCCAGGATTTCGCAAAGAGTTTCTTGACATCTTAGGGGGAAACAATGGCAGGTAAGATGATCGCCGGTTTACAAGTCGGCCTGGGCCTTGATAGCGCAGAGTTTAAAAAGGGCGCTGACGAAGCCAAGAAGAAAGCTCAAGAGCTAGGCCAAACGCTTGAATCTACCGGCCAGCAAACAAGGTCTTACTCATCCGCATTAAACGATGCGGCCAATGCAAAAAAGAACTTTCAATATAACCTCAGAAATATTGGTTATCAAGTTCAGGACTTTTCTGTACAGGTAGCCTCTGGAACGTCGGCGGCTCAAGCCTTTACTCAGCAGCTTCCGCAGCTTTTAAGCGGATTTGGTACGTTAGGCGTGGTTCTTGGTAGCCTTGCGGCAGTCGGTATTCCGTTAATTACTGTTGCATTCTCAAGCCTTACAAAAGATGTAAAAACTCTTGAGGACGCGACGAAAGACGCATCAAGCGCCGCCGCTCAATTTGTTGCTGCCAACAATAAAGCCGCTTTATCGCTGAAAGATATTGGCGAGAGTTATTACAGCGATGCCGCGCCAGCTTTAAAGGCTTTGTATCAACAGCTTTACGACATATCAAAGCTAAAGCTTACTAACGAAATCAAAGAGTTCACTAAGGCGCTGACAAATGAATACGCGCCTATATGGAAGTTAGCGCTCCCCGAAATCTTCAAGCCTTTTATGGATTCTCCTATAGAGAAGCTATCTAAGGATCTTGGTGTTTCTCAAGAGGAAGCCAAAAAGCTATTTGAAGAGTTAAGAGCATTTGACCAAAATAAACGCACGTTTGAAGAGCTGCGCGACTTTGTTTTAAGCCTTGCACTCAACACAAAAGAAGCGACTAAAGAAGGTGCTAAGTTTAGAGAGCAGCTTCTGCAAACAATCACAACCATACAAGAAGCGCAGGCCGCGAAAAGCGAAACTCAAAAGAAAGAAGAAAGCGAAGCCGAGAAAAACGCTAAGCGCCAAGCCGAAAGAACCAAGGCATACATTGATGGGCTGGACGCTCAGATTCGCAAGTTACGCGAAGGTGAAGATGCTGCTTTGCGATTTGAGGCCGCGAAATATGGTTCAGAAGCTCTGCAAAAGGCTAATGAATTGATTGCTGCCAAAGCTGCAAAAGAGGTAGAAAAGCCTGAGTTTTTGACGGCTATTTTTGGTACGGACGAATCTAGAAAAAACTTTTTAGCCGAAGTTCAGGCTGACATTAAGGAGGCCGCTAAAGATCTTGACTATGGCGCGTTATTTCCTAATGCTGATCCATTTGACAAGCCAAGTTCTCCTGGCAAAGGGCAGTCTTATGAGGAGATGCTTGCGCTTGCTAGAAAAGAAATTGAAGCTTCCCTGACACCGTTAGAAATACTCGGTGAAAAGCTACAGCGAGTCGATCAGTTATTGTCAGAAGGTTTTATCACTGAAGAACAATACTTCAAGATTGTCAACAAATACTTTGCCGACATGAAGGGTCAGATTGATCCGATGAAGGAATTGTTGGAAGACCTTCGTGACGGGTTTAAAAGTGTTGGCGCTGAAATTGTCGATGCGTTTATGCGCGGTAAGTCAGCCGCCGAAGCTTTCAAAAACTTGGCTAAGAGTTTGTTTCAACGACTTGCTACAAAATCTCTTAATCGTTTTATTGATTCTTTTCTTCCTTCTGGCTCATCTTTTACGGATTTGTTTAGAGCCAGCGGTGGACCGGTTAATAGCAATCAACCTTACATTGTTGGCGAAAAGGGCCCTGAGCTATTTGTGCCGAAATCAAGCGGGACGATTGTCCCTAACAACGCGCTTGCGGCCACGGGAGGTAGCGTTGTTTATAACATTCAGGCGATTGACGTTAAATCGTTCGAGGAACGAATTATGGGCAGTAATCGAGCGGTCTGGGCTGCGAATGCCTACGCTCAGAAATCACTCTCACCGAGAGGTCGAGCATGAGCTTTCAAACAATCTTAGACATTTCTCAGTCTATTACGGTCAATAACCGCAGGATGGTAGGCCAGCAATATTCTCGGTCAGGGCAGGTCAGAACGGCGCAATATGTAACCGCTGTACCTTGGGTGTTTACAGTCAAGCCTCACTCGTTCTTGTACTACCCGCAGGTTCGCGATGTCATCCAGACCATTGATAACCTGGACAGGCAAACGGCGGCGACCATCACGTTTAGCTCGACAAACCTTTCATGGTTTACAAGCTATCAAGGCGAACTGACAAGCGTACAAGCGGCGGCACTTACCCTTGCTTCTGTTCCGGCCGCAAATGCAACTACGATTTCTGTCGGCAACCTTCCCTCAGTTGCAAGCTCAACGATTGTGTTTAAAGCCGGTGATTTTCTTCAGCTTGGAAGTTACGCATACAAGGTCACGGCACAGGTGCTGAGAGGCTCAGGATCAACCGTTAGCGTGACTTTGCATAGACCGGTGATAGGAACGCCCACTGCTGGGACGTTGACCGCTGTAGGCTCTGCTTGCACGTTTTCTGTGGTCGCTGAGGTTTGCCCAACATACACCTTAAACCCCATGACGAATGGCGCGTTTGTTGATTGGGACTCTGATTTCGTCTTTAGGGAGAACGTGCAATGAGTACCCCTATGACGGCGCTAAATAGCGCAAGCATTACCCACGGCGAATTTGTAAAACTAGTAACAGCTTCTGCGACCTATACGTTCTGTAATGCGGCTGCTGCTATCACTGTTGGCGGCAATACATTCTCGGGCCTCGGGAGCCTTCTTTCTGTTGGTGCGGTAAACCGAGAAATTAAGGCTACGTCAGTTGATATGGTGATAGGTCTCATAGGCATTGATCCGACTAACGTTAACTTGGTGCTTGGTGCTGACATCAAGGGATCGACGCTAGAGGTGTGGCGCGGATTCTTTGACTCCAATTATCAAATCATCACGAGTCCTTCAACGCAGTTCTTCAAGCGCTACCAGGGGATCGTTTCTAACATCAGCTTGACTGAAGATTGGAACGAAAACATCAGGAGTAGAACCGTAACTGCTTCCATTTCTTGCACATCATTCAGGGCCATCTTAGAAAACAAGATTAGCGGCATTAGAACGAACATAAATAGTTGGCAACAGTTATATCCAAGCGATCCATTGCTTCCGAGGGACGCAAGCATGAGCCGTGTGGCTGCAATCTCTGGTCAATATTTTGACTTTGGTGCTAAACCTCAAACTGGCTCCCAGGCTTCTCCTGGGTCAGATGTAGTAAGCGGTGTTGAAAATGACAATCAAAGGGTTATCGATCAGATCGGACAAATTGGACAATGAGATACGCGACAAAATACGACATGCCTCACCTAATCGACATGATGAAAGCCTACGCAGAAGAAGCAGGAATAAAAGCACTAAAACACAATCAGAACGAAGGCCATGTCCGTTCGCTGTTTTATCAGATGCTAAAAGGCCGCGGCTTTATTTTGGTGGACGATCAGCTAAGAGGTTTTTTGGCCGCTTATGTCACTTGTAACTTTTGGAATAGCGCCGTCAAGGAATTACACGAAGTGGCGTGGTGGGTCATGCCGGAATATAGAGACACATCTATTGGCGGCAGGCTTTGGCTGCGGTTCAATAAATTAGCCCAAGACATGCTTGACCAAAAGCGAGTTCAGATTGTCTGTACGAGTCTTATGCCCAGCTCACCAGAAATTGACTACACAAGATACAAATTTGCACCACTGCAAGCGACCTTCTTTCGAGAGTAGATCATGCCAGCATCCATCGTTTTATCAGCCCTTGGCGTTACGTTACAAGCTGGATCTATAGCTTTAGCGGCTGCGACATTTGCAATTAACTTTGCAGTGTCCTATGTCGTCACAAGGGCGTTTGGTAGCAAGCCGTCCCAGGCTCAGGACATGGGCGCTCGGCAGCAAATGCCGCCGGCTAATAACAATTCAATCCCTGTCGTTTATGGCAGCGCATGGTTAGGCGGTACGTTTGTTGATGCCGTTCTCTCCACAGATCAAAAGACGATGTATTACGTCATTGCGATCTCTTCCATCTCTTCAGATGCGTCTGCAACCTTTACTTATGATCGAACTAAGTTTTACTACGGCGACCGTCTTATAACATTTGATAATACAGATCAAACAAAAGTCATTTCGCTGACAGATGGCGATAACAACGTAGATAACAAAATCAGCGGCAATCTTTACATCAGTCTCTACACCTCGACTCAGGCTGGTGTCATTACCGCCGTTAACGGTACGGCACCTCATGTATTTATGGGTGGTGCTGACATTCCCGCTGCTTTACGCTGGCCTTCGTCTGGCAGGCAGATGAATGGTTTGGCGTTTGCCATTGTTAAACTTAATTACAACGCGGATGCAGGGACGACCGGTCTACAGCCAATCACGTTCTACTGCACACACTTGCCAAAAGGCGGGTCAGAATGCAAGCCTGGGGATGCTTGGTATGACTACATGACGGATGACAAGTACGGTGCCGGCATGACGGGTCTTGTGGACTCCGCATCTGCGACAGCTCTTAATACTTACTCCGATCAGACCATTACCTATACACCTTCTGGCGGCGGCTCAGCGACTCAAGCTCGATACCGAATTAACGGTGTTGTAGACACAGGTAAACCAGTGTTAGACAACGTCGAGAAGATGCTGGAATGCTCAGACTCATGGATGGCCTATAACGCTGCCTCTGGTCTGTGGTCGATCATCATCAACAAAGCAGAAAGCTCAACGTTCTCTTTTAACGACTCAAACCTTATCGGTGAGATCAGGGTCTCTGCAATCGACATTAATCAGCAGATCAACCAGATTCAGATTGAGTTTCCATCAAAGGACAATCGAGATCAGCCGGACATGGTTTTCATGGAGACCCCAGCGATCCTGAGGTATCCCAATGAACCCGACAACAGACAAACGACAAGCCTAGAGTTTTGCAACAACTCTGTGCAGGCGCAGTATCTCGGCAACCGACGCCTGGAGCAAGCAAGAGAAGATTTGATTGTCACGATCACTTCTTCTTATCCCGGCATTCAAGTAGACGCTGGTGATGTCGTTGACATCACTAACGCTGACTACGGCTGGACGAATAAACTTTTCCGCGTCATGAAGGTGTCGGAGGCGACTGTAGACGATGGCAACCTTGGCGCGACATTAGAGCTTTCCGAGTACAACGCAGACGTTTATAACGATGCAAGCATCACAGCATTCGCTCCTGCGCCAAACTCTAGCCTTCCTTCTCCAACTTTCTTTTCTTCGCTTAACGCTCCAGTTCTTGGCGATCTAGCACCATCCGCTGCGCCGCCAACATTCTCGGCCACATGCACGATGCCGACAACAGGACGCGTTACTACCGTTACGCTTTTCTATACATCTAGCGCAACGCCAGCGGCGACTGATTGGAAAGTCATTGGCACTCAGATTCTGAGTAACGGTTCTGTATTTGCCAACGGATCAACGGTTAAGTTTGAGAACCTACAGATAGCAGGCGGCACTTGGTACTTTGCATTTTCGGTGGCAAACGAATCGGCCAAGAGCGTACTGTCGGCCACAAGTTCTGCATTTGTTTGGTCACCTACCGGCATGGCCGGGCCCACGGGGCCTGGCGGAGCCACCGGACCCGCAGGAGCTACAGGACCACAGGGCGATACCGGACCCACGGGCAGCGCAGGGCCTACAGGCGGATCTGGATTGATTGGAATTGCATTTATCAATGCTTATCTCGTTCAGTCTCAAACAGCATCGACACCAACATTTACAACACCAACGTCGGGTTCTGCGGTTCCT